GAAAAGTCGCCGGGAAATCAGCCGTGTAGGTGTCGACGTAGAAAGCCTTGTATGCAACGTCGTAAGTAATGACCACGCCGCTGGCCGCAGCTTCGTCGGCAACCGCCGTCCACTGCACCACCTGTTCGGAGTTGTCCGCGCCGCCCTGGCTGCCCTGGTCTGCTCGAGCGCTCGTAATGATCGGGTAGGTGCTCAGCGTATCGAGCACCTGATCCATCGGCACCGGCTCCGAGAAGCCGCGGGGAAGCAAATAAAGGCCGCGCGGTGACTGAAAAAACACACCAATGTCTGACGCGACAACGCTCCGCCAGTCGACGCAACCGATGTTGAACGGCAGGCGTTGCGGCGGATCGAAAGCGCCGGTTCCGGAACCGTCCGGGCCGTTGCCGCCGATGATGTAGATGCCGTTCTGCGTGAAGGCCACGAGCGAATCGCACCAAGCCAGACCGGTGCACGAGTCGGCAAGCGTTACGCGGAAGGCGTCATCATCGGCGAACTCGGGCGAGATGCGCGGCACGAACGGCTTGGACGCCTGGAGAATATTGGGGCGGAATCCGCCGCCGACCCAGAGGCGTCCGCCGCCAACCGCCGCGAACTGGCAGGCCGGGAACTGTGATGCGTCCAGATCTTGGCCAATTTGCGTGTAGAGCGCGCCGTTTTGAATCAGGTCGGCGTCTGAGCATACGTCAACAAACGAGAAGTCCGGGAAAAGCCCCACGCTCTCAGTGGCTTCGACCGTTGCGCATTGGTAATAAACGCTGCCATTCGCGGCCGTCCTGAACACCTTGCAGCGCACCTGCGACTTGCCGCTGATGTTCATACAGCTGAAATAAAAGGTGAGCTTCGTGCTCAGCGCCATCGCCGCGGCCGAGATGGAAACCGGCAGGGATGTCGGGCCGCGCTCGACCTGCCCCAGCGCGTCAATCGACTCGAAGTAGGCAATGTAGGAGTATGCCGAATTTGCTGTCAGCGCCCCGCCGGCCGCAGCGATCAGAGCATTGGTCGCATAGGGGGCCTGAACGAATCCCGCCTCGCTTGCTCCGTTATTGTCAACCCACATTGACTGTGCGCCTGGAATGAAATGCTTCCCGGCGCAAGGTACCACGTGGGAAGGCGCATAACGGATCCCTTGTGAGCGGTGCCACACGGATGCGAGCAGGAAGTTCTGCAGCAGGTTCGTTGCACCGCCGTAAACCACCGACTCGCGCGTGAAATTAATCAGCGCGCTGTACCCGAGACCCGTTAGCACCGGGACCGGCACGGTCGGCCCGCTCTTGCCCACGGCTACTGGACTATCGATGTCGCGATCGTCAATCGTGGCTTGGAGCGGGAAGGGGCAATTGTTCGCGAGACCTACGCCGCCTGTATATTCCGCGAGGGTCGGCACGCGGAGCAGAGACGCAACGCCCAGCTGCGTCCCGGCCAAATACTTCGCCCAAATGTACACGTTGGCGCCGACCGTGAACGGTTGCGAGAGAGCCTCCGCATTCATCTGCGTTGGCCCGCTGCTGTCCTTCACGCCTGCGCTGTCCACGTCAGAAAACAGCAGTGCGGGATATTTTGCGACCCCTTTGCCCGCCGTCACTTTCACGATTCCGCAAACCGTTGCGCTGGTGCGCGTCGCAAACATCACGGGCCCCACCGCCGTCGCAAATGCGGCAGTCCAATCAAAACCCGTGCCCTGGAGCACTAATGAAGCATTGTAGGCCGACGACCAAAGGCCGGTTGCCGTGTAGCCGACCCAGGTTAGGCCGGCACTATTGCCGAAAACGCTTAGAAGCGTGGGGGCGACCGCCGTTCCCGTGGTCACGCTTGCCGATGCCACCATGGTCGACGGATTCAGCCGCGCAACCGTGTACTGCGCCGCCGCGGTCGCGTAGATGACTAGGATGTCAGTCGTGTTGCTCGGACAGTAGTTCACCGCGGATTGCAAGCACGCGAGATACTGCTCAGCGCCAAACCCTCCGGTTAGCGTCGTGAGAAGCCGCACACTGATCCCGTCCTTCACGCCGGCCGTAAATCGATCGCTGACTAGCACCACGCCGCCGTTGCCAAGGCTCAGCAATACCGGATGCTGCTGGACCGTGACCGACGGACCAAAAAGGTTCTGATATTCGCGCTCGAAAACCTGCTCCCCGGTGCTCGGGTCCGTCGCAACCACGCGGATAACCCAGGGCGCGCTAGCCGCCGCGGCTGCCGACACGTAGGCGCTGCATGTCCAGACGTAACCCTGCGCGACGGTTATCCCGCCAATGCTAGGCAGCGCCGTGCCGCTGACTCCGCCCAAAGCCAAATCCGATTGAACCTGTAAAGGCTCCGAAGTCGACCCGGGTACAAACTCGGGAAACTTGCCGAGCAGCCGACTGCCGCCGAGCGGCGAGCCACTGATGAATTGTGGCGCCAGCGCCCACCCATTCGCCACGGTGTCGAACTGGTAAAACCGATCGTCGACAACGCAGAAATCATGGCCCAGGCAGCTCAGCCGCCCATTGCCGTTACCGAGCGGCGCACCGGAAACATCCAGGCTACTGACCGACGTGTACCCGTTCCGTTTGCCGATCCGCTTGTTCTTCCGAAATCGCGCATTCTGCAAATAGCTGAACTGCCCCGGGTCGAGCAACGCGCGCTCGGTGCCTTCGTTCTGCCCGGTCGTGATCGGCAGCTCGATTATTTCAGCGTTGAGGGCCACTCAGACCCTCCAATAGTTGGCGCCGTCGCAAAAAATGATCATGGCATAATTTGGCACCGTGATCGCCACCGAGCCAACGCCGTCAATCGTGCAGCCCTGCGCCTCCGCTGTGACGCTGCTCGCGGACCCGCCGATGTCGAGCACCACGACAAGCTTGCCGCTGTCGTTCGCGGTCGGCTTGCTCAAAATAAACCGGATGCCCGTCGTTCGCGTGTCCACCACGTGATACTGACCAGGCCCAACGGTGGCGCCGCTCTTAACGGTCGACTCCGCCGCCCGGGTCAGCCGCGGAGCCGCCGCCAGCGCGATTGCTGCGCCCATATCTGACACGTTCTGCTCGAGCGCCACCAGCTGCCGCTGCTGGTTCGCCGCGCCGATAGCGTCCGCGGTGCCGTCAACTGTGACCGGTAGCACAAACTTGCGGATCCGCTTGAGCAGGTCGACGCCCATCAGATCCACCGCCGATCGCCGAGCCACTCGCGCCGGCTCTTAAACTCGGGGCTCGCCTGCCCGATGGTCTCGGCGATGTTCGCGTTCCTCTGCCCGGCAAGCGCGCTCAGCCGCGCCGCGCATTCGTTGTACAGCTGCTCGAGGTTCCCAATCGGCTTCTCGGCAATCGTGCGGTACTTGATCGCCGCCTTGAGCGCCACCAGCTCCGAGTAGTTGTTCGCGTCGTCGAAGGTCGTCGTGTCGTCGACGAGCAGCGAGCAGATCGGGATATACCGAATGGTGCACGTCACCGCGCTTGCCGGCGTCGGAAACAGCTCAAAGGTGCGCATGCCGGCCGCCTGCGTCCCGCGGAGCCGATAGGCTTTCGGCGACCAGCGCGCCCAGCCGGTCGAGATATTCGCGAACCACGTCCGGTCGCGAACGGGTGTCTGCTCGAGCTCCTCGACCTGGTTCGTCCCCCAGTCGAGACGAGCGGAGAGCAGTTGATAGAAGTCAGCCGGCAGCGTGTAGGTCGCCGTGTTGGCGACGATTGCCAGCGTCGATTCCGTCTCGAACCACTCATGGCCGCGCGCGGAAATCATCGCGTCGTACCACTCAGCGATGCATCCGTTTACGATCGTGTCCATGGACACGGCATTCGCGCTGCTGTTTGAGTCGGCGATAAACGAGTTTGCGCCGCCGGGTCGACCGTCGGCGTAAAGGCGCGCCAAATTCCGCAACTGTGCTCGATTGACTGCGCCCATACGCTACGGTTTCCCTTTACTCGCCGGACTCCTCGTTGACACAAGCCGTGACGTAGCGGTGCAGGGCGTCAAGAAAGCCTTCCTTGTCGTCGGCCCCCTTTGCGTCCCAAAGGTCATCACCCGCCATGGTCTTGATTTCGCTCGAGTCCGGAGCCTCTGACTCGTCGGAGCCTTCCGATTCAGCGGCGCCCGGCTTCGCCTTGAGCGGGCCGAGCGCCATCAGGAGCGCCGCTTTGTTCTTCGGCGCTGCCATCAGACGCTCGCGATGTCAGCGAAGATGATGGCGCCGCTAATGTAGTTGTCCGTGGCCGCCGCTGCAGGGTTCTGAACCGCGCCCGCGTTGTCCACAACCAAGATGTCGAGCGTCACCGCCGTTGACGTGCCGACGTTCGCGAGCACGGAAGACTGAGCCCACCGCGCCACGCCTGCGCCCGTCACGTTCAGCGCCACCAGTGTCCTAACGTGCGTCTTGTACGCATCCGACAAGACAAGACGGTAAAGCCCCTGGGACACGCGCGAAACGCTAGCTACGGACAGGTTCAGCGGCGTTCCGGAAACGCCCGCGCCCGCGAGGGTCGGAGCGTTGCCGGCATCAACGAAGAACTTGAAGGAGATTTCCTTGCAACTAGGGACGTTAGTCCCCTTGGGGTATAGGGCTCTGTCTGCCATCTCAGGTTTCCGCCTTGAGCACGCGAACGGTGAAATAGCCAGCTGGGACCACGACTCCGGTACCGCTCTTGGTGATTTGCAGCCAAAGCCCGCCATTGGCCGGAACCGTCACGTTGGCCAGCGTGCGGCCAGTGAAGCTCTTGGGCTGGTTCTGCGTGAACGTGCCCGCGTCGGTGATGGTCGTCGCCATAGACAAGGCGATTGCAGTCGCGCCGCCGATGCCATCGTTCGTCTTGATGATGAGCGTGGCAAAGTTGGTGTTATCTGCCGTGATGCCGGCGCCGGTGCCGACGAACGAGCCGGCCTCGACGTAGACGGGAAAGCCGAACGGGTTCGTCCAGAACAGCGTGTCCGCCGTAGCTGTGGCAGCCGCGCCGTCCGCCGCCTTGACGAATGGAGCAGTTGCCACGCTGAGCGCCTGGTCGATGGTCGCAACGCCAGCAAGCGCCGGGTTTTGGCCGGCAACGGGAGCCTGGGCGAACTCCGCCAGGCCCTTTTTCACAAGTCCGAGTGCTGTAGGTACAGGCATGGGATTCTCCTCAGAACGCAGCGACCACGGCGTTGACCGGGTTCGCGTTTTCAAAATTCATGTAGCAGCCCATCCGGAACTGGTAATCGTCGCCGGTCGGGTTGCGGAGGAAGGACTTGATGCCGTCGAAGTCGAACAGCATCGGGCAGTCGCCAGCAGAGCGACACGTCCAGTCCTGGGCGGGGTTGATGATCCAGGCAGTACCCTGCGGCACGTCCGGCTCAGGGAACACGGTCAGCGTGCCGACGGAGCCGAGCAGGGTGATGCCGGTGTAACCCACGTTGGGCTTGTCCGTCGCAACGTCGATCGTCTTGTAGCTCGACTGCTCCTTGAAGGCGTCGCGCACGTCGAGCGGGTTCATGAACACCGTCTTGACCATGACGTTGTTCATCGCCGCCTCAGCCGCCGCGTCGACCAGCGTCTGCTGCTTCGGCTGCCCGCCGCCGCTCACGCGCCAGCCGGACAGGAAGTTCAGATCACCCGCCGTGCTGCGGTTGATGCCGAGGAACGAGTCGCCGCCGCCCGGGTCTGCAGCCGGCGCCCAACCGGCGATGCCGTTCGGGTAGGCCGCATAGTCACCCATGCGGAAAATCGTGTCAGCAGCCGCCGCGCCACCGATTAGCGTGTTGAGAGCGGCACTAAAGGTGAGTGTTGCCGCGCCTGCCAGCGTCTTGCGAGTGATGCTGGTGATTGCCGCGCTGCCGATGTTCGGGCTGGTCACGGTCGTGAAACCGTCGTTCGGTGCGGTCTGGATCACCATGCCCTTGAAGAACCCGACGCCATCGGCGCGGTTCGTCAAGGTAACGGTTGCGGTAGCCGCGCCCGTCGCGTTGATCGTGCCGCGACCGCCGCCGCCGGAGCCCCACACTGCGCGCCCGAAGGTGCGAGCGAAGGCATCCCGAGCCCGGTCCATCGCGAATTTGACGATGTCGAGGATAGCGCCCTTGGAGTTGTCTCCGCCGCCATTCTTCGCGACCGCCATTGCTTCGCCGTCGATGCTGCCGACCTCGTAAAGCTTCTTACGGCCGAGCGAAAAACGGACCTGCTGCGTTGCGGCCTGGTTCGCGATCGCCGTCTGGATGTTGGCGGAACCGCCAGCGCCCGGGGCGATGCTCACGACGACGTACTTGGTGCCGTCGGACGCGAATTTCGTGTCTTTCTTCATCATGCCGAACGCCTTCGACTGCTGATAAAGCGGGGTCGAAATGTCGTCCGGGTACAGGACCTTGAACAGGTTTGAACCTGCGATTGCTTCTGCTGCCACGTTGAACCTCCAGAGCCAGCCGCCTTGGAGGGTCACGACCGTCAGTCGTAAAAGCCCATCGCTTGGAGCTGGCGAATCTGCGCCGCTTTCAGCTCGTCGGACGTCTGGGCGCGGGATGCGCCGGCAGGTGCCGAGGAGAGCGAGGCAGGAATCGTCACTGGCGCACTTGGCGCCGTCCCGGGTTTTGGAGGTTCAATTCCGCTGGTGGCCCGTCCAGCATCCAGCACGGGGCTGGTAGTCACTTTTTCGCGGTTCGTTTGACCGTCCGCACGCGGCGACAACTCGTAGCGAGCCGCTAGGCTCTGCTCGATAATACCGCAAGCCGTGCGCGTGTCAATAGGGCGGCCGGTCCGTTGCATCTCCTCGAGCATGACGGCCGCGATGCCTTCGCGCGCCTGCTCGGGGTAGGCGGTAGCAAAAGACTGCAGGTGCGGGTGGGCGTCGCTCGACTTGGCAAACTCGTAGTTCTGGGTTTTGAGCTGCTCGATCCGCTGATTGTCTTCGCGCTCCTGGATGCTCGCCGCGAACCGCTCGAGCTGCGCCAGCTTGGCCTGTACCTCGGGGTCCTTCTGCGCCTGCTTCTGCTCGGCCGGGGTGAATGTCCCACCTGACGCGAGCTTGAGCGACACGTCCCGCCAAAAGCCAGCCGGGTCGCCTGCGCCGGTTAGGCGCTGGATGGCGGTCAGGAATTTCTGCGGGTCTCCGCTCTGCAGGTCGGTGACGGCCGCCTGCTGGAACGCGCTCAGCTGCCCCGTGCGATGCTTTTCGGCAAGAGTCTGCTGCTTGGCGCGCTCGAAGTCCTTCTCACGCTTCTCAGCCGTGCCGTGCGCCCGGTGTGCCGCCCGGGTCAGCTCGGCGGCTTTTGCTCGAGCCACCTTGATGGCTTCGCGCGCTGCCTTGATGCCTTCCGGCGTGCTGAGCTTTTCGTCGGCGTACAGCTCTTCCGCGAGCGGGTCTACTTCGGGGGCCGCTGCAGCAGCTGCTGGCGCGGAACCTGGCTCGACTGCAGGCGTCTCGGCCACCGTTGCCGGCTGGTCCGTCGGCATGTTCATCAGGGCTGAAAATTGGGCCATGTCGATGGCTGGCGCGGTCGGGGCTGCCGCCGCTGCGGGTTGCGCCTCTCCGCTCATTGGAGCATGCCCCCCGGTGCGGCTGGTGGCGGTCCGGCCATCGGGGGCGGTCCACCTCCGCCGCCCATCGCCTGCGCCATGCCGGGAGCTTGCGCGAGCGCCGGGTTGCCCGCAGCGATCGCGTTCGGATCAGCCGGGACGATGCCTAGCAGCTTGTCGACGTCGGCCAAGAAATCCGTGAGCCGGTCGATCTTGTCCTGGCCCTCCTCATTCATCTCGACAAAGTTCAGCATCTTCAGGCACTCCTCTTTCATCGTCGCGAGGTCGTTGTACGCCTGCGGCATCATGCTCTCGTCGTAAGCCGGCCCCTTCGCCACGTCCTTGACGCGCTTGCATGCGTTCTTGCGCATGACTTCCTTCGAGTCAGCGAGCGCTTGGAGGTCGGGCGACTTCACCGCATCGAAGAGCGCCTTCGGCGGGAGCAGCCCGCGGTCAACGAAGTTGGCAATGTGCTCGGCCTGCTGCGCCGGGTCTTGACTGAAAAGGTTCGTGCCGCGCGCCTTGATTCGGTATTTCTCCGATCCCGGGTCAATGTCCGTCATGCGCGCGCGGACTAGCTGCTCGTCCTTTTCGTAGACCACCTCAAAATTAGGGTCGCTCTCGCTCAGCTCCTTGAAGCACCAAACGATGAGCTTGTCGCAATCGAGCTTAAAGCGCTTCCAGGCGCGGAACTCCGCCGTGTGTCGGATGCTCTCTGTGTTTGCCAGGTAAGCCAAGCCCGGCTCGTGATTGATGCCGCCCGGCTTCTTGGCGGTCATGGACATTTCGCTCATGCCGCGCTGATCACGCATCTGCTGCGCCAGTCGTTCGCGCCGTCCGAGCAAGTCACCCGGGACAGATTGCGGATTCCAGACTTGCGGCCCCGACATGCCCTCGACCTGCAGAATCTTAAAATCGGCGTTGCTCAGCTGCGCGGGGTTGAGCCGCGTGCCCTTGGGCAGAATCAGCGAAGGCTGCGCAAACCGGTCGAGAATCTTGTACTCGCGCTGGTCCCATTGGTTCATCTCCGTTTGCGATGTCGCCAGAATCTCCGGCTCGCCGCGGCCCCACCATGAGCCAGGAACGCGGTTCGGTTTGAACCACGAGACCGGGAAAATCTGATAGGGCCAAGGGCGCGAGATGATCGGGACGGTCGGCCCCTTCTGGCCGCCATCAAGCGACACCATGTGCAGCCCGTCGTGGTTCGCTTTCGCGCGGTTGCCGTCCTTGCTCTTGCCGAACGCGCGCGGGTCGTCCATGTCGACGCGGGTCGACGGCAAGTGCCAGGCTTTGTAGATGACCACGAGGTCAGCGATGGTGCCTACTTGGCTGTCCATCGTATCGAACATGCGCGAGTCCTCGAAGCTCGCGCTCGGTGCCGAGTCCACCGCGTCGCGCACGATTTTTGGTTCGTTGGCCACGAACGACGCGAGCACATCCCGCGGAATGACGTAGCGCCCAAACAGTTGCTGCGGCGCACCCTGCCGCGCTTCTTGGCGGCTCACGAAATAGTTGAAGTCCCAAACCGGCGTGACAACGATTCGACTATTCGCCGTGTCCGGCCAGAACTCGACGCCGCCGTTGCCGAAAATATAGCCGTTCCAGCAGGCCTGCTCTTCCATTTCGTCTTCGAGGCCGAGCGCGTACCGCTGGCCATCGCAGGCGTCTTGCATCGCCTCGACCTTTTCGCGCAGCTCCGAGTCGCCGCCCTCGGTCACGAACAGCGGCCGCACTTCGTTGCGGAGCGTGGCGTTTGCCTTGCTGTCGACGATAGCCTGAACGCCGTTGTAACCGGCCGTCTCGCCACTGTTCAGGCCGAGCACACCGAGCGGACTCGCACCGGTCAGCGTGTGGTTCATCGAGCCGGACCAGAGCGTCAAAGCGTCCTCGGCTGCTCGCCGCCGGGATTCGCCCTGGTCGCGGTAGAGCGCGCGGGCCGCGTTCGTCATGGCCTGCGCTTGCTGCGCTTCTTCGGCTTCCTGGTACCACAGTTTATTTGTGCTCATGCTCTTACCCCTGACCTAATCAATGCGTGCTTCCGGCACCATGCGCCGCTAGCCGCGCCACCGAAAAGTCCGCCGGCTTTCTCGCCGCAGCCCGACTCGCGGCAGAGCGACGGGTCTTTAATCTCTGGCGCTAGAGTCGCCCGCTCGCGCGCGTCATCGTCGGAACGCGCGTCATCCGTCGCCTGGGAAGGGGGCGAACTGGGGAAGTCAGACAACTCCAGCGCCAGAGATTTGATTCCGAGCGCGCGCATGTCGATGCACAGCTGCTCGAGTAGGTTGCTCATGCGAATGCTCCCCGCAACCGGTCGGCCGCGGCCTTCATCGGGTTGCTCTTGCTCGAGTTGATGAGATCGCAAAGCCGCCGCTCTTCGTCGTCGAGCATGTCCGGCTCCGCGGCAAACTCTGGATGCGGTAGATGCTTCAGCGCCAAGCACAAGGCCGGCGCGTAGTCTCCGTGTCGCCCGTCGCCCGTGTTCGGCAAAACGATCTGGTAGGAGCGCGACGTGAGCTTGCGCTGGATGCCGAGAATATCCGCCCGCAGGGCAGCATTTGGGGGAAGGCTGATCGTGTGTTCGCTCACGTGCTTCTCGAGCGCTTTGGCGTGCGCCTTCCATTCGGCTTCCGTGAAAGGGTCGGCCGCGAGGCTGATACCCGCGTTGCCAGCGAGTTCGTGCTTGTCGTCGAAGCTCGCTTGGTCGGTCCAGAGTGTCTCGACGCCGTACTCTTCGAGCGTCGGCTTCATTTGCTCGAACACGCGGCTTGAGCGGAGCGGCGCCGACTTGCTGCCCATCCACTGCCTCACGTGAACTACCTCTGGCGATCCGTCGGCACGGGGCCGCATAACCACAAGCGTCCAAGCGTTGCGGCGGTTCGCCGGGTCGATGGCCGCGGTGCATGGCTGGTCGTTCGGCGCGAGCTGTTCGCCGCCGGCTGGTCGCGTGCACTGCTCGACATCGATGCTCGACAAGAGCGAGTCTTCCGGATCGGCGAACAAGGCCAGCACGTCGGTTCGGTAAGCACGCGGATCCTCTTTCTTCAGCTTGGCGCAAAACTCCGGCGTAAAGTGCCCTGGGTTCATGTCCGGCCCCTTGGCGATCATGAACAGCACGTCATCACCAGGCCGACCGAAGCGGTCTAGATAGAGGTCGTAGATTGGGCCGCGCGGTGCCCACGGACTGCCCAGCAAATCAATCTGAGCGCCTGGTAACAAGCGGCCACGAACAGCACTGAGCGCATCGGGTAGGTTGACCACGCCGTCTTCTTGCCCTTGCATGCGCGGCGCTTCGTCAAATGCGACTCCGATCGACCAGCGCGAGACGAGCGAGCCGCCCGCCTTCTTGCCGGCAACGACCTTAACCTCAACCACGCGGTCATGCTGCTCGTTGTAGATGTACAGCGAATCAGCTCGAGCGCGTCGGACAAACGGGGCCATGAGCGGCGAACCCATGACGGTCCCGCTGAAATGCTCAAACGTGGCCTGCGCCTTGTCGACGTCGAGCGAGACAATCGAGTAGCGCGCAATCTCGCCCTCGCGGATGCTGCTCAGGTCGCAAGTCTGCGTCGAGCGGAACGCCTTACATGCGACCTTGAGCGACTTGGCCGAGCGGATTGCGGCGAGCAGGCACACGAGCGAAGGCGGCTGGGAGGGTAGCAACCCGAGAGCCTGCGCGCCGCCCAATGCCTCGACGACTGCCGGCTCGTCGGCGTACTCAGCAAGCGGTTCGCCAGTCTCGACGCGCGCGATCGCGCGCTGCAGCTTCGTGGCCGTTTTGAGTCCGAAGCCGTGCTCGTGGGTGAGCAGGGTTTCAAGGTTCAATTGCTGCCGACCTTGGCCCGATACTTCTTCTGTTGCTCTAGACACTCCGCGCAAATCGCGCCGATTGCCTCACGGACGAAGCTCTCCGCGCTCGTCCGCGCAATGTCGACCCGCTCGCGCGCCGGCAAAGTAAACGTGACCGTGTAATCCTCGCTCGGCATCACGAGCCCGCGGCCAGCAGCGTCGACACTCGTGCTGTCCTGACCGGTCATCACAAACCCGAGCCCGTTCGGCTCAGGCAGCGCGCAGAGCATGACGATGTTTTTATGCTTCAGGCGCTTGTTGGTCTCGCGCATGATTTCGTTGCACAAGCGCTTCCAGACTTCCTGCTCGGCGGTCGTGAGCGGGCGACCCTCGAGAAGCTCGACGTTTGCGGCGATCACATCCTGCTCGGATTCGAGCGCGTCTAGAGCGTCGTCGATGCCAGGCGTCTTGACGATTCCGGCAGGCGCGCTGAAGTTGGTAGCGACGGGTGTTTCACAGGCGGAAAGATACGCCGCCGCAGGCTCTCCCTGCGTACCATGCCCGCCGCCGCCAGAGTCTGTCACTTTCGTCCCTGCTGCTGCGCCTCGACCAGCACGTCGGCATATTCGATAGCGCTGGCAGGGATGGCCTTAGTCACGCCGTCGCGCACCACAATGACCCACTGCCCGCGCTCCTCGAGACTCTCGACGGCCGGCGCGCGCTCGTTCGGCGTGGTCTCGAGCGAGCCTGACGACGTGTTGCCGAAAACGATCCGCGGGTGAGTAAAAACGATCTTGGTGAATCTCATCAGCTAGCCTTTCTTCCCGCCGCCGAACACCGCAAGGCTCGGCAGCTTCCGCGCGCTCGACGGCGCCGACACGCCCATCAGCTCGGGCAGCGCAAGCGCAACGTCCCGCATAATCTGCAGGTCCGGCGCGGTTACCTCGTCGCCGTGCTTAGTCATGTAGGTGCGCGCCTCGGCAGCGTCCCAAACGCGCACCAAGTAGGTAAGACACGCCTCGCGCCGCTTGCCCTCGTCGGGCTCTTCCGCGATTTCCTGCAGCGCGATCAGCGGGTAGACCCTGCTCGACCGAATAGGCGTGACTTTTGACATTGTTTTCCCGTTAGCAATTTCCCACAAGTCAAGGTCTTTGTCTAGCTGTCCGGCACGTCGGCCGAACGATTTCCCCGAGCAGCGCCGAAAGCTCGGCCGCGTCGCTCGGATGTACGCAAGCCTCGCCCTCGGGGATCGCATTCATCAGCCCGCCAGGCTCCGGCGAATGCTCGAGCCCGTACGCGTGCCCCAGCTCGTGCATAACGGCCAAGTCCCAGCGTGCTTGCTCGGCGCCGATCCGCTCGGTGGTAACCAGTACGGTCCGGGTCTCAGCGTCCCACATGGCCATCGCGCGGTCCTGGTCGCCGTTAGGTTCGCGCTCCGCGTAGCCGGCCACATCCGGAGCCCAGCCGGCAGCGGCAGACCAGCCTGAGGTCGCCTGAGCGATCGCGAGCCGCCAGTGCTCGGCGGTCGTGCCCGTGCCGCCAAGCGTGCCGGGCACGGCGGGCACGCTTCCCGAGCAGCCCAAAAGCAGCAGGGCGCAAGCAAACAGTAACAAACCGCGGATGTTACCGGCGACGACACGCGCGCGCGTGCGCAGGCGCGATGCCCGGACAAGCGGCCGGCACAACCGTGACAAAACGACCCAGAGCAGCAAGAGCATCAAGAGCATCATCCACCCAGACTTTACATTTTGCGCGCACGTGAGAGAAGTCTGGGCGGAAGGTGCACTCTGCTGCTCTCCTGCTCTTTTCACGATTCGCCGTCCATGGGCAGCCGCTCCCGGATGCCGAACCAAAGCCGCTTCCCCCCTGTGCTCTTTTCCGTGCAATCTCGGGCTCTTAGCTTCTCCGCGATCTGCTTCGAAGTGAGGAGAAACTTGCGGTTAACTTCCTTCCCCCACATCTCATACCTTGTGCGCAACTCACTCCTAGTGACGCTACCGCCTTCCTCCAGCACGTAACAGTCAGAGAGGAATTCTGAAAAATGGTCCAACTCCTGGCGGTATTCGGCCGTCGAGTCGGTTACTGCGCGACTCTGGCCAAGCCCGTGCTCCATGTAGGCCACGCACCCCAAAATGGCCCAGCTCAGGATGGCGCGCGCGTTCTCCGGCTCCCGAAGCTTGAGCTTGAGCGTCTTGTCTTGCTGCTCGAGCGGAATCTTCGCTACGAGTGGGATCCGGCGCATGCGTGCCCAAAAGCCTTCGTCGTCCTCTCGGGCGATTGGTGAGTCGTTGGCGGCAAAGAGCAGCGAGCAGCTAGGGCGAAAGCTCACGTCGTTCTCGTACTTGGCGGCAGCGGTCAGCTGGTCGCCGCCGGTGATGCGCTTCAGCAGCGCCTCATCCCACTTGGCGCCGGGCTTCACTTCCACGCTTGTCACGAGCCGAGCGCCAGCGATGCGCACGAGGTCGCCTCGGTTGCCGCCGGTGCGCTCTTGCACCAGCCAGGTGTCGAAGGACGCATCCTGCGCGTAGTCGCCCATGGCAGCGTGCAGCGCCTCGATTAGCGTGCTTTTGGCGGTACCCGGGGGGCCGTAAAGAAAAAAGAAAACGCGCTCAAGCGGTAGGCCAATGAGGCTGTATCCGGCAACGCGCTGCAGGTAGGTGGCGAGCTCGGCATCGCCTCCCGTGGCATCGTGCAGCACCTTGGCCCAGAGCTCCGACTTTGCACCTGGCAGGTATTCGACGCCGGTGCAGCGCGTGATTAGGTCGGCTCGGTTGTGTGGGCGCTGCTCGCCGGTGCGCAGGTCCACGGTGCCATTGGAGCAGTTGAGCAGCCATGGATCTGCATCTAGGTCGACCATCATAACCGGCACGCCGGCCTCGCTCTGGGCCAAGCCCGTTAGCGCCTTGATTGCCTTAGCGGACTCGGATTGCAGCGAAAATTGAAACACGCGCGCCGCTTCCTTCCCCTCGAGCAGCGCCGCTTCGTCGCGAATGCGGCGCACGGCGCGCTTAGCCATCCGTTCGATCGCGAAGGTCTCATCCCAGCGCCAGCGCGTACCATCCCAGAGCAGCCATTTGCGCCGCTGGCCGCTGTAGCGGATTCGGTCGCGGTAGTGCGCGACGAGCCGCTCCGCGTTGCCCAAGTCCGTGAGGTTGAACGCGCGCGGGAATGACGTGATACCGGTGTCAGGCTCCTCATCAGGAGCCCACTCATCCGCGGCCACGCTCACTCACCGCTCGCCTTCTTGCGCGGTGCAGCACGTCTTGCCGCCTCGAGCAAGCGCAATCGCGCCCAGCCGGCGAGGGCGCGTTGCTCCCGAGCGCAGGCCGCCGCGAGCTCGCCCTCCTCGGCTGTGGTTAGTCGGATGCTGATCTGTCTCGGGCGCTTTCGGGTGGTCTGTTCCATTGGCGGGATAATCGGCATAGCATAGACGGTCGGCGACGGTCAAGAGCCTTGGCGCCGCTGGATTCGCCAGCATCGAAACTATTTTCAAAGAATCGACCCGGCGCCCTTGCGCGTAGACGTCTACGGGCGTATATTGATTGGGAAGACGAGAGAAACGAAACGGCCCCGCTCGGCAGCAACCGACGGGGCCCGGTCCAAATCGAAAGGGATTCAGACAATGGCAAACGTAGCACAGAGCAGAGAGTCGGTTGAGTTCACAATGCGTTGCGCGGCTTTCCGCGACGAAGGTGTCCGTGAGAATCGCGTCAAGGTCGACCTGCGCGACAACGAGGTCCGGGTATACGACTCGTGCGCCGGGTACTACACGACCTGCCACGCACTCAGCGCCGTGGCGGAAAAGCGCGCGGTCGCCAAGGCTGAGGCGGTCCTGGACGCCGAGGTGCAATCGTGAGCTGCTACGAGCGCCGGTTTGCCGGCAAAGACAACGCCGGCTTACGTGAAGAAATTCGATCGGCTGTCCAAATCGCGCGCGACAACGGCGAGGACGTGGCGCGTGCAGTCGAGGCAGTCGGGCGCCGCGTCGCGCTCACGGCGTCCGGCCGGCACACGCTGGCAGCGGTGGCCGAGGATTACGCGAGCGAGCAGTGACCCAGCCGCGAACCGGGGCGGGCAAAGCGCCTGCCCCGAAGCGTGGCTCCTCCCCGACGGATGCCTATTACACCGCGCGTGGTTACG